AGTCCATTTTCGGTTGCGGGAGTTTAGGGGGAGGGGGGTATTAACGCAGTGGTGGGTTGAAGCGGGCAAGGTGAAATTATGGGGACACGCGGACCGAAGGCGATGCCGGCGAACGTGCATATTCTGCGCGGGAACCCCAGCAAAAAATCTGCCGCTGAACTGACCGCCGGCGTCAATCCGGCTGTTGAAATTCCGGGCTGCCCGAAACACCTGCTGCCGGAAGCGAAAAAGGAATGGCGGCGGATCGGCCCCGAGCTGGAAGCCTTGGGCCTGATTTCCAAAATCGACCGGCCGGCCCTGGCGCTGTACTGCCAGGAATGGGCGTGGCTGGTGTGGCATGAAAATTTGCTGCAGCGTGACGTGAACCAGGCAGCTGCCAAGGAAGCCGAACACGACGCGGCCGAGTCGGTACGCAGTGCGAAGGCGGCGGAAGCCGGTGAAAGCTACACGCCGACGGCATGGACCGGTGGTGATGGGTTCATGCTGCCGACGCCGAACGGGTCATTTACTTACAACCCGCACTGGGTGGCGCGAAACAAACACGCGGCGCAGGTCGACAAGTTCCTGGCGTCGTTCGGGATGTCGCCGAGTTCGCGCGGGCGGGTCAGCCCGAGCAGCAACCAGCTGCCGCTGTTCCCTGTCGCCGCTGAGGACAAAGGTGGGTTTAAGGCCTTTTGATGGTCATTATCAAATCGCGGTGGTGCGGACGACGGCGCACACTCATGGAACACCGGCGCGCTGAAAGCGTTGAAATGCGCGACATTGGAAAATTCCGGTTCAAGATGCTGCCGCTGCAAAAACGCATTCGCCGCCAGTTGCACCGGATTCGCCAGTCTGAAAAATGAAAGATTACGCAGGCATTGCGACGCAGTACGCGCGCGATGTGGTGGACGGCAACATCCTAGCGTGCAAGTGGGTCAAGCTGGCCTGTGCACGTCACTTGCGCGACCTAGAGCGTTCAACGCAGACGGTTTTGAACGACCATGGGCTTTCGGTTCCGGCCTGGCGATACGAGTGGAACCCGGAGCTGACCACCGCCGAGGGCAAGGCGTACCGCCCGGCTGACCGGGTTTGTTATTTCATCGAACTGCTGCCCCACATAAAGGGCGACTGGGCGGCACGCAGCGAACGCATTGAGCTGTCGCCGTGGCAGGTGTTTTTTGTGGCGTCGGTGTTCGGCTGGATCGACCGCGAAACAAAGCGGCGCCGGTTCCGCATGGCCGACCTGACCGTGCCGCGGAAAAACGCAAAATCAACGCTTGCCGCAGGCATCGGGCTGTATGGCATGTGCGCTGACGGTGAACACGGCGCGGAAGTCTACAGCGGCGCGACCAGTCAGGACCAAGCGTACGAAGTTTTTGAACCGGCAAAACTGATGGTGCGCCGGACGCCGGAACTGGCTGAACGGTTCGGCATCACGGTGCGGGAATCGAACCTGTCGATCACCGACAGCAACAGCAAGTTTGAACCGATTATCGGCAAGCCCGGCGACGGCGCATCACCCAGCGTGGCCATCGTCGACGAGTACCACGAACACCCAACGGAAGACCTGTTCGACACGATGCGCACCGGCATGGGTGCACGGTCGCAGCCGCTGCTGCTGGTGATCACCACGGCGGGCACCGACATCGGCGGCCCGTGTTATTCGCACCAACGGGATCTGGAACAGATACTGGAAGGCGTCGTCGAAGACGAACAACGCTTCGGCATCATCTACACCATCGACGAGGGCGATGACTGGACCAGCGAAGACGCGCTGATTAAGGCAAACCCGAACTGGGGCGTGTCCATCCTGCCAGAATTCCTGCTGGCACAGCAGGCTGCGGCAATCCGCGACGCGCGGAAGCAGTCGACGTTCCAGACGAAACACCTGGACATGTGGGTGGCCAGCGCCAGCCCCTGGGTGCCGATGGAAGCGTGGCGCAAAGGCACGGACAAGGCGCTAAAGTTTGAGGATTTTGCAGGGCAGGAATGCTGGCTGGGTGTTGACCTGGCGAACACCACGGACATCGCCAGCGTGTGCAGCGTGTTTAAATGCGACATCGATGGCGTCGAACACTTTTTCGCATTCTGGCGGCACTACCTGCCGGAATCAGTCACCGAACAACCGGAAAACAAGCATTACCAGGGCTGGGTGCGCGAAGGTTTGATCACAGCGACATCTGGTTCGATGATCGACCAGGGCAGCATCGAAGCGGACATCCTGACCGCTGCCGAGCAGGTGCAGATCAAGGAAATCGCGTTCGACCCGTGGGGTGCGCCGGGCATCATCGCCAATTTGCAGAATGAAGGTTTTGAAGTGCTGACTGTTGCGCTGCAAGCGCGGCACCTGTCGGCACCCATGAAGTGGATCGACGGACTGCTGAAAGCCGGGCGGCTGCATCACAACGGTGATGCGGTGGCAGCCTGGGCGGTCAACAACGTCGAAGTTAAACCGGACCAGAACGACAACTGGTTCCCGCGCAAGCAGTCACGCGCCAAAAAGACCGACCCGGCCATCGCCCTGATTCTGGCAGTGTCCCGCGCCATGATTGGCGAAGGGCAGGGGCCGAGTGTGTACGAAGACCGCGGAGTGCTGATGTTATGAAACTAACCGACGCGCTGGGTGTCTGGGCACGATCCAAGGTTGCCGGCTGGATTTTGCGGGCAAGCCCTGAAAATCCGTCGACGTCACTGTCGAACCCGGATTCTTGGCTGATCGACTGGATGACCGGCGGCCGTTCCGCTGCCGGCATTTCGATGAACGAAAGCAAGGCCTTGAGCATCGGCGCGGTTTATACCGCCGTCCGAATTCTCAGTGGCACCATCGGTTCACTGCCCCTGCATGTGTACCGTCGAGACAGCAACGACCGCCGCGAATTCGCCACCAGCCATTGGGCATACGCGCTGCTGCGCGACAGCCCGAACGAGTACCACACCAGCATCATCTGGCGCGAACTGATGATGGCGCACCTGCTGCTGTGGGGTAACGCTTACAACCGCATCGAATGGATCGGCAACGGATCCGCGCGAAACCTTTATCCGCTGATGCCTTGGGACGTCACGCCGCGCCGCCTGACTTCTGGTGCGCAGGTCTATGACGTGCAACTGGCTGGCGGCGGCAAAGAGACTTTGCCGTCCGACGAAATCCTGCACATCCCTGGCCTGATGTATGACGGCATCAAGGGCGTGTCGGTGATCAGCAAAATGCGCGACAGCGCAGGGCTGGCCAAGGCCGCCGAAGAATTCGGCAGCAAGTTTTTCGCCAACGGTGCGCGGCCCGGTGTCGTGCTGGAAGTGCCGGGGCGCATGAAGGAAGACGCGCAGAAAAAACTGGCGCAGTCGGTCAACGAAAAATTCACCGGCGAAAACGCATTCCGCGCCATGGTTCTGGAAGAAGGCGCAAAACTGCACACCGTGCAAATGCCGCTGCAGGACGCGCAGTTCCTGGAAACCCGCAAGTATCAGCGCAGCGAAATCCTTGGCTGGTATGGCGTACCGCCGCACCTGGGTGGTGACACCGAGCGCAGCACCAGCTGGGGCACCGGCATCGAACAGCAGGACATCGGTTATGCAAAACACACCATCACCCCGTGGTGCGTGCGCATCGAACAGGAAATCAACCGCAAGCTGTTCGGGCGTGGTTCCGGCATCTACGCGAAATTCAACCTGGACGGCCTGATGCGCGGCGATTTCAAGTCGCGCATGGATGGCTACCGCATCGCCGTCGGCGCACCGTTCCTGACGCGCAACGAAGCCCGCCGGCTGGAAGACTGGAACACCATAACCGACAAGGGCATGGACGAAGTGATCACCCCGATGAATATGGCGGTTGGCGCAGAGCCGCCGACCAATGAACCGGCGCCGACCTCGCAGCCGTAGGAGTTCCCCATGAAACAACCGAAAACCCCTGATTTTGAGCGCCGCGCCTACACCGTCAACGGCATGCAGGTCGAGGCCCGCAAAACCGGTGACAGCGAAGAAAAACGCATCGTCGGCCATGCCGCCGTGTTCAATACCGACACGGACATCGCCGGGCTGTTTTTTGAGCGCGTCGCGCCAGGCGCGTTTACCCGCGCCATCAAGGAAGACGATGTCCGCAGTCTGTTCAACCACGACGCGAATTTCGTGCTGGGCCGCACCAAGTCCGGCACCCTGATCCTGCGCGAAGATGAAACCGGCCTGCTGACCGAAACCATCCCGCCCGACACCCAGTTTGCCCGCGACCTGCAGATCAGCATCGACCGAGGCGACATCAGCCAGATGTCGTTCGGGTTCCGCGTCAAGGGTGAAGCCTGGGAGGAACGCGCCGACGGCACCTGGCTGCGCACCATCACCGACGTCGAGCTGTTCGACATCAGTCCGGTCACGTTCCCGGCCTATCCGACCACCGATGTCGGCCTGCGTAGCCTTGAGCAATACCGCAAGGCCCAAACCCCGCCGACCGGCACCGAAGAACAACCCACCATCCCGCGGGATCGCATCATGCGCGCCCGCGTCAACGGCTACTGAAGCACCCGCGGCGTTTCGTCGCGGCCAATGGCATTTTTTAAAACGGAGATTTTTATGAAAACCAAGCAATTTGCAGTAGCAGCACTGATTGCCATCGTGGCCGCGCTGGCGATTCCTGTCGCACAAGCGGCCATCCTTGAAGTGTCCACCCTGGGCGGCGTTGCCGTCGCGTTTTCCATCCTGGCCGTGGCCGAAGCTGACCTGTTCCAGAGTAAAAAACTGCGGCAGGAACGCGGCGAACTGGTCGAGCAAAACCGCGCCCTGTTGGAGCGCATCGGCGCCGAAAAAGACGAAACGCGTCGGCGCGAACTCGAAACCGAGTGGGACAAGCGCGACGCCGACATCGTCCGCAAAACCAGTGAAATTGCCCGTGCCGAACGGCAGGAGCAACTGGCCAGTGAAGCCGGCGCACCCCTGAACGAGCGCCGAAGCGGCCGTGAAATGCCGGAAGCGGGTGACGATCACGAAGCCCGTGAAAAGCAGTACAGCGCCGCGTTCCGTGCGTTCCTGAAAGGCGGAAAAGACGGTATCACCGCCGAACAGCGCGCCATCCTTGAAAAACGCGCCCAGACGGTGACCACCACCGGCGGTGGCTACCTGATCCCGACCGGCTTCAGCAACCAGCTGGAAACGGCGATGCTGGACTACTCCGGCATCCTGGAAGCCCCGACGATGAAGATGCGCACGGACACCGGCAATGACCTGCCGTGGCCGACCGTCAACGACACCAGCAACAAGGGTGCGCTGCTGGGCATCAACACGCAGGAATCGGAACAGACCTTCACGTTCGGTGTGGTCACGTTCAACGCCTACAAGTTCACGTCGAAAAACGTGCTGGTCCCCATCGAACTGATGCAGGATTCCGCGTTCAACCTCGATGCGTTCATGACGACCGCGCTGGCCGAACGTCTGGGCCGCATCCTGAACCAGTACGGCACCACCGGCACCGGTTCCAGCCAGCCGAACGGCATCGTGACGGCATCCACCGCTGGCGTCACCGGTTCCGCCGCCGCGTCGATCACCATCGACGACATCATCGACCTGAAACACAGCGTCGATCCGGCCTACCGCAAGCGTCCGTCGTCCGGTTTCATGTTCAACGATTCCACCCTGAAAGCCCTGAAAAAGCTCAAGGATTCGGAAAACCGCGCGCTGTGGCAAGCGGGTTACGCGGTCGGCGAACCGGACACCATCGACGGCAGCCGTTACTACATCAACCAGGACATGGCAGCCATCGGTGCCAGCGCGAAATCTGTGCTGTTCGGCGACCTTGGCAAGTTCGTCGTGCGCACCGTGCAGGAAATCACGATGATGCGGCTGGTCGAGCGTTACGCCGACTACTACCAGATCGCGTTCCAGGCGTGGATGCGCGCCGACACCGACCTGCTGGATGCCGGCACCCGCCCCATCAAGCACCTGGTGCATCAGTCGGCCTAATTCGCCGGCTTTCAAGAATGGGCCGCCTTCGGGCGGCCCTTTTTTCGGGCGTCGCGGGCGATGCCAGGAAAAAGGGAAGACACCATGAAAGTGCGCATGTTGACATCAATGGCCGGCGTCAATTTCGCCTATCAGCATGGATCCGTGCAGGATCTGCCGGACGCCCTGGCGCGCCGACTGATTGAACGCAAACAGGCCGAACCGTTGGTGGCAGTGACTGGCCAGCCGGTTGCGCAAGGCCTTGAAACCGCCGCCGTGGTGCAGCCTGCCGTTGCTGCTGTGCGCAACCGTCGCCAGCGTGGCGGCGCGTTTGGCCGGGTGCTGTCGTGAACCGTTCGGTGACCGTCAGCGTCGAGCCGACCGTCGAACCGGTCAGCCTGTCCGAAGCAAAACTGCACCTGCGCGTCGACGATGACATCACTGCCGATGACAGCCTGATCAGCGCGCTGATCACTGCGGCCCGGCAAAAAATCGAAATCGAAACGCGCCGCGCCTTGGTCACGCAAACGCAAGTGCTGCGCCTTGATGGATTCCCGAAGGCATCCTGCGGCGGCACGGCCATCATCGTGCCGAACCCGCCGCTGCAGTCAGTGTCGTCGATTGTCTACGTCGACCAGAACGGCGACAGCACCACCCTGAGTGCATCGGAATACCTGGTCGACAGCAGCGACGAACCCGGCCGCATCACCCCGGCATACAACGGCAGCTGGCCGATTGCGCGGGAACAAATAAACGCGGTGACGGTCACGTATGTCGCCGGCTATGCCGTCGGCAGCGGCAGCCCCACGGACTATGCCGCCAACGTGCCGCAAGCCCTGAAAGCCGCGATCAAGCTGCTGGTGGGGCACTGGTATGAAAACCGCGAAGCCGTCGGCGCTGTGAACCTGAAACCGCTGCCGATGGCGGTTGACTCACTGATCTGGAATTATCGCAACCTGCAACTGTGAACCGTTTCTGGTGGATCGAACCGGCATGGGCCGGTCAGACGTGCGTGATCATCGGCAGCGGCCCCAGCGTGGGCGCGTCTCAAGTGATCCGCACGCGCATCGCCGGGCTGCGCACGATTGTGGTCAATGACAACTACAAACTGGCCCCGTGGGCTGATCTGCTGTACTTCTGCGACCCGATCTGGTGGTCGTGGCACCGCGATGCCTTGAAGGGCTGGGAAGACCGCATTGTGCGGCTGGAATCGCCGGAACACGACGGCGGCGACCCGCGCGTCCGCGTGCTGAAAA